TAACACCTTGAACCAGCATATTACCGACCTGTGCATCCATCGATGTACCGGCAAACCCTGCACCACCGTCTTCACCATATCCAGCTACTAACTGTTGGTGTTCTTCCAGGGTTAATTCACCACCATCAGTTACATCAGGGAACATTTGCGGTGCTTTCGCGTATTCAGCCTGCAAGAACTGATTCGCCCGTTCATATGGCATTTTCGCGGCAGCTTCAAGTAACGGCTGTATATAATCCTGATTCTGAATCGACTGTGTACGCTTACGGTCCTGTACCTGCTGCGAGCGGACCAGTTTATTCTGTTCTTTCGTCGCTAAACTCTGATCGATCTTCATCGCCAGTTCGGGATTCATCGCCATCAGTTCACCACCGGCAGCTTGATCGCCCATGTACATACTCTGAGCCAGTCTACCCATTTCATCAGCACGACGGCGTTCACTATATCTGCGACCAACATCAGCCATGAATGGTGTGTATAACCCTACCATAATCAGAACCCCGTAAACATGTAGTCAGGACGTGACTGCTGCATTGGTGTTGCCGTACCACTGTATTCAAGTGGTGTAATATTTAAACTTGGTGGTGGTGCCTGTGGTGGTGGCGTTGTCGTACCAGTCGGAATCATTTCACCAATCCCTGTCGCCAAGTCTGCGATCATCTGATTTTGTGCTTGAGTACCTGCCAGATCAAACTGGCCCGCACGCGTAGCAGCTGCGATATTCTGTTGACCCTGCGCTACACCTTGATTCATACCAGCAGTCGCTAACGCTGTTGCTGTCTGTGGTGATGCCATGTTCTGCAGAATATTCATGTAATTTGTGTAAAACTGATCTTCCAAGCCGATACGGGCATCAGTGAGTCCACCGAACCGGTTCAGTCGATCCATCTCGATACCAGATACACTCGATGCAATCTTACCTTCTCGATTCAACTGATCCATCAGCAGATTCGTCATATTACCGGCATAATCACGCTGATCACCCATGTAATCGCGGTACAGCTGATATTGCAGATCACCACCGATATCACCGGCAGCTTGCATACGTCGACCAGAATACAAACCACCGGCAGTCGCTGCGTCCTGTTTCATCGCTTCAGTGCGTTCTGTCAGCATACGTTCGAAACCCGGCAACGTACTGACATCAACACCTTCTTCGATCAACTGTTCATATTCGCGCATTGGCTCCATATAATCGCCAGCACGGACTAATTCCTGGTATTCTGTAATCGGGTTCAGAATTGCGTCATAACTAGGATCACCAATGATGTCACCGTATTCGTCCAGCTGCATCATCATTCGTCTATACGCAGGATTGTCAAAATACGCCTGCTGCCTACGTCCTTGATCCATTTCACGCAATCCGTCAATACGTCGCTGACGTTCACGATTGAATTCAGGTGTACCCGGTTCAAGGTCTTCAGGGGTGATTGCAGCCATCAGATCGAAATAGTCTTGACCGAGTTGAGGCGTAGCACCTGTAGCATCTGTGCCACCTGTATCTGCCATATAATCAGGATTCGGTACAAGTTCAATGCCGCCGCCAGATCTATCGCTACGCTTAGGAATATATCGACCTGAAACACGTTTCGGTATGAATTCAGGAACACCACCACCGGGCGCGGCAGGAACGTTCGCAACACCGCCAACCGTACCTGCCGTGCCTGTACCTGTCGATTGAATTACAGGTGCTGGACCTGGATCTGGCAAGCCCATCATTGCAGCTAATTGACGTTGCGCTTCGTGCGACTGACCAATATACGGCGATAAAATACGTTGCGCATCAGCGTAACGTTCGCGATTCAATGCTTCGGCCTCACGTGCAACCTGTAGTGTATCGTCTGATGCAGCTTCAGCTGCACGCCTTGAATTACGGCCTGATAGAAGCGAAGCGCCTGCTGCTATGGCTAAATCCCATCCCATAATTTAACCCTCACTAGCTTCATCACCTGTGTATGCCGTATACGTACCGGAGATATTCACACTGGTGGCTGTACCGGCTTTAGCGATTAGATATGACCCGGCTTTCAAACCCTTATTGATCGCTTCAATCGGTGTTTTCTGTTCGTTAGCGGCAAACGTTCCAGACCAGATACGTTCAGCTGCGGCACTGGCTGAATTTGCCGAAATAAACAGTTCGACAAATACACCGTCATTACCACCGTATTCATTGATCGATATATCGGTGATTTTATAACGTTGACCGCTCGGTGCATTCAGAACCGTAGTATCGGACGTACCGATAATGGCCGGTTCGTCTGATATTGCGACTCCGCTAAAAATGGGCATTGTCTAGTCTCCTGAAACTATTACCTAATTGTAGCACTGTTTAAATCTACCATCTAACCGCATATAAATCATGCAATTTATGTGTCACGCCATTCCGTCGCACTATGACGCGGTTCATAAACTGCGGCTACACCATCCGTGACCGATGTAGTGGTTTGTATGGTCCCGGCAGCAGTAGCAACTGTGATTGTCGATGCGCTACCGGTGACATTCATGACGGTCATTTGACCAAGTGCCAATGTAGGGTCTGGCAGTGTTACTGTAAAATCACCTAATGTTGCATCGCAATAGATAACCCTGTCAGTAATTTTCGCACTGTACGTATTATCGACTTCAGCATAATCGCGATTTACTAAATTACTGGTCTGACCGACCAACGCATATAACTGACCGATAGCACCGTCAGTTTCTGCGATTAACTGCGCTAATACCGTGTTGTCACGTAACAGATTATTCACACGCGCCAGTAGTAAACTGTTGTCATCGCGTAACTGATCTAACCGGCTAACTTCACGTTCGAAATAACTGATCTGTGGGTACACCTGATTCTGTAGCTGTTCTAGCGCGTCAATCTGTTTATAAATCTCACTGACATGCGCCTTCCACTTGTCATCCTCAGTCAGCTGCGTGAGTCCATCAACACGTTTTTTCAGATCAGCAATCTGTGATAACGCTAAGTTATTTTCCTGTGACAGTAGATTAGTCGTGTCGTTGATGATCGTACTACCTTCACCACCGAACGTCTGAATAATTTTATACAGGTAATCTTCGAAATACGGTGTTGCTTTGACTTCCTGACCACCACTGGTCGTCCCGATGGCCAGATCTACGTCGATGAATTCGATTTCTTCAGCCATCAGTAACCACCTTCGACGACCATATCGGCACCGTATAGCTGGAATTGTTCGGCATCGGTGACGGTCAATTCAATGCCGAAATCCTTATTTCGAATAACACGACCGAATAATCTAACCGGGACACGTGCGCGTCGATCACCCATCTTACCGATCGATACAACCGAATGTGTCTGATATGTTTTACCATCCTTGGTAAATCTGACGATCATCTGTGGATCAACGTCAGGGTCCGTTGTTGTGCCGACTTCCATGTCAAATTCTATAAGTGGTATAGAAACATCTTGCTTCCATGATACCGTAGGTGTAGTGATCGTTGCTGATAGTATTTCACCACCTTCGGTACGTGCAGCCGGGTCAAGTACCCATAGACGACCTTCGAAAGCATCGCCTACGATAATCTTGTTATCAAATAATACGGCGCTATTGATGCGCCAGATGTCTTTATTTCGCGATATTCGGGTGTGTGTCACTCTGGTACGTAGGTCATACGCCCACACATAGCCTTCTGTCGGGAATATCAGGTAATACAGTTTATGTACCGGCCCATCGATAAAAAACCCGATAGCGTCGTCAGTGGTACTAAATCCAGGGAAATCTGCCGTACCATTACCGCGTATTTTTAGTTCAATCTCCAGGTCCGAAATCACAGTCATCTGCGTATCAGTCATCAATCGAACCGTACCGTCATCAGCTAACCAGACAAATTCGTTTCCGGCCTCGGCTAACGAGGCGACTGCAGCAATACCGCGTTCTTTCGTCGCACCTTTTACCCTACGAAGTGGTAAAGTATCATCGTTAAACGACTGCCAGTATTCAGCAGTGCGCCCACCCAGTGGCCATAATGCTGATTTTTTAGCGATCACTGCCAATACGTTGTCAGGTGCTTCTTCAGCACTGGCAAACGTAAGTGGATCATACGACAGACCGTCTGAAATTTCTGAACCAAAAAATTCATTAGTATTCTGGCGTGCAAACCAAAAACGTTCATCAAGAATAGTAGCGCTAACAGTAGGAAAAAAATCAGGATCAGTAATTTTAACAAGGCCACCAGCATTCGTGTACACGTATCCATCACCAGCACCATTTAATACTAAGATCTGGTTATCACCGGGTACTGAATTCGCCAGTATTTGTGCGCGACCTGAGCCACCGACCACACCTAAATTTTCAAATGATGGGGTATTATCCACCCGGTATAACTCGGTATTGATGACAAGATAAATATAATCAGAATTTAATTCAAGGTTAGATCTAACCGGTGAGCCTAATAATATTTGTAAATAATCGGTAAGTCCTTCAAGGCGCTTTACAGTAGTATAAGATCCGTCCTTATTAACTTCAGCAGTCATGTTAATAAGACGTTCACGCGATTTTTTACTGTCATAATCGCGTTGTCGACCACCTAACGGTAACTTCATCGGTAAGCATCCAGGCCCATATCAAGTGTTAGCGGATAAACAGAATTATCGTACGATAACATGTCGTCGAAAGCGTCTTGTGCATCCTGTTTAATTTCTGCTGCCTTCTGTGGCGATATGCCACCGTATTTTTTCTTCAGTCGATCAGCTAAACCAGTCACGAACGCTTCCTGCGCATAATCAGGAATATCAATCGTATCGTCAGCATTCACCATCACCTGAATTTTTCGCTCGTAAGTGAAGTTCAGCACCGGTTTAGCGCTATTCGGAGGATTCCAGACGTACATGATGCCACCGCGTTCACCGGTAACATCCTGACGCGCGTAATGCGCTTGAATTACTGTACCATTCTGGTTCTTGTTCGGTAGGTTAAAATAATCTCGACGTGATTCGAAGATGATCGGAATTTCATAATCAGTGTCTTCACGTCGTCGCACATCAGTGATGCGTGAAATCGGAATCAATGCATCGTCGTCGCACCGGTAGTTATAGACTTTCGCACCTTCATCACATGCTGGCAACTGGTCATCAACGAATACTGTGGACCCGTTGATACGTCTTACAGTGGTCCAGAACAAATCGTTATCCGATGACTGAATCACACCAATAATATCGTCTTTCTGGATGTTACTGATGTTATCGACGGTGAATGACAGATCGCCTGCAGTAATATCTGCGGATGCTTCGGTATCCCACCATTCGTTAGCGGCTTTTGTACTGGAATCACGGAAATCGTATTCGGATTGACCGACACGTAAGAATAACGTGCCTTCTTTCTGAAGCCATAGCTGCAAACCTGCAGTTTTCCATGCTTTCAGCATTAAATTCGCAGATGCCTTACCTCGGGCATAGGCGCTACCGGGTAATTCCTCACCGTCGACACCGATACCCAATAAATCCAGTGCTTCCTGGATTGCAGTATTCAGTGTCAGCGTGTCGTGGTAAACGCCACTTGTAGCCATTTAAATCACCTCTGGTGCGGCAACGGCTCCCTCGGCTTCTACCTGTTCGGTGCGTACGTCGCCGTATACAGTTTGTTTGACAATCTTAGGTGGGTAATCCTGTGGCTGACGTGGGTGGTGGGCTTCAGATAAGACAAGAAACCCCTCCCACCGTTCAGACACCTCCGAACGTTTTACCTTGAAGCCAGTGACATCGCATATAGTGTTACTGTCATTGGCGTTAAAATAATTACTTGTCCTATACCTTGTCATTACAGTAATAAAACTTCTTCAAACGTGTGACGGTCGATACCGTCGTTTGTAGGTATCAAATTAATGGCACCCACATCAGTGACAACACCGGACGAATTAAATGTCCAGGCATTAGTTACTTTAGTCTGCAATCCTGATGTAAGTGATGATGATGAATTCACAGTACTGATAAATTCACCAGCTTCAGCATCAGTTAATGTATCATCCATGATCATAATACTACTAACTTGAACACCGACAATATTATAAAACACGGCACTGGTATATCCTGCCGTCTCATTACCAAAATGAATTGTCGTAGGCGATGATGCCGCGAATGTTGCGGACGTACCTGTATTAACCTTCACTTCGTTAATCCAGGCATTAAATGTACCTGCAGCACTATCGAAACTAAATACTAGCCAACAATTAGGGTGAATCGGCTGACCTGTATCCATCGTCAAGGATGTAGTACTACCGTCCATTTGGGTGAATTTATTAGTGTATACATCAGTACCGTTGACGTAAGTAACATTAGGGTCAGCTGACTGCGGGATGTTCACACCGTCGTCCGTGTCACTGAATCCTGCAACAGTCTCAGTTGAAGTAATATTCAGTACGTCTAGGTCTGATATACCATCTGGATCTTCGTCTAAATTAAAAACATCCCAATTACTAAGATCACGATCAAACATGATGCAATAGAACGTTCCACCACCCGCATCATATTTATAAACGCGGTAGTTACTATCATCGTTGAACGTGTTAACTGTAGGTATAAATGAATTATAAGTACCCGCTACTGTCGATATCGTGTAGGTCTGATTATAATTCGTATCAGTCATCCCACTAAGGGTTATTTCAGCATTCGTCTGACTTATACTGTCCGCACCTGTCTGAACGCCTATGCCACCAAGTTCTACGTCTGAGCAAAACAGTGCTGTAACAACATTTTGCCAATACGTAGAACCGGCAAACCTGATTGCAAAACTCCAATCACTACCGTCTTCAAGGAATCCTGATGGAATCCCTGATAACGCCAGCACCGTTGAGTTACTAAACCCGTTATTAATCGCACTTGTCAGTGGGTTCCAGGCATAAACGGTGTTACTGCCGCCGCCACCACCTTGTGATGCGCCTGCGCCATCCGATACAGATGTATCCGGTGATACGGTCATTGCTAGACACCTTGTAATAGCGTTAGGTCAGCAGTCCCTGAACCCGAATTAACCGTTAACCTTACGGCCCGCACTGGATATGCGTAATTACCGTCTTTATCAGCCGATTGCGCCGCCACGTCGGCGTGATCGAACCAGTCAGTTAAACCTGCTGTTGATTCAGGATCATCAAATGAATGCTGAACGGTATAATTAACCGTACCTGTAACCACTACGCCGAAACCGATTTTAAAATCGGGTTGAAGGTGATCAACAACGATAGGCGTCGTTGAACCTGTACCGGTTTGACTCTTGTATTGCGGTCGCATCAATTCACCTCTTCGACTACCTCAGTGTAGTCAATGATGATATCGAATATAGCGGTATCAGAACCAGCTGAACAGGTGTACGTCACCGGATCACCGCCGACTGCGATGCTGGCTTCAGGCACCAGTACGCCACCACCGGATTCATCGACGTACATCAATGCACCTAGTGTTTGACCGCCGTTTGCTAGTGTACCCTTGACTAGTCCTGCAGTCGCTAACGACGCGGCAGCCAAGAAACCGTTAGGGTCATTTGATGTGCCACCAGTACCGACATCGACGGTTTCAGTCGCATCGATAGTGACTACATTCAGTTTCACGCTGTGACAAATCGCCGTGTCAGGGAATGTAAAGCCAGTTTCGGTTTCAGATGTCTGTGCATCACACCGGATCACAGCAGTACGTCGAATAAATTTCGTAGACGCTGATAAATTACTGGTATCTGTCGCTGCCGTGGAACCTGAATACGTTTCACGTACAGCCAGTCCATCAGGTAAATTTGTACCACTCATGGGTTTATCTCCTGTGTAAAAACCCCGGCGAACCGGGGTATATCACTATTACTGGCCGGAACCGTAGCAACAACGTGGGTCAGTAACACCGTAAGACTTGTAAAACATGCCTTTAGACCGGAAATTACTTGTACCGAAATCGTTATCTTGCTCGAAGGTGTAACCCATTCGATTAAAGATGCAGAAACCGTTGTCAACGTCAGTTTTAATAAACCAATCAGTGGCACTGGTAAAACGATGATTCACGTGATAACCACCGGAGAAGATGCCTTCGATGGGGTTAATCGCGTTGTTTGCTGAGCTTGGCTCATACTTCGAAGCCAGAATACGGTCAGCAGTCCAACGCAGTTCACGAGGAATGTGCAGTGATACCGCACGCGCATCGATCAATAAGCCAGCACCGTCGCGAAAGTCCTCAATAGCGGTCATCATAGATTCAACCGCGGCCTGTGACAGTGGTGTTGCTACGCTGAACCGGTTACTGAAAGTACCACCTTTACCAAGGACGTGATTCTCAGAAAACAGTGGTTGACCATCACCGATAGTATCAGTGTATGCATTGTTGATGATATTAGCAGCAAGCTGTTCATCAGTATGCACCAGCGAACGCTTCAGCATCTTACCGGCTTTATTCACCAGATCACGATATTTGTTATTCATTTGGGCTTCCATCGTGATGATTGTACCCAGTGCATACACCTGATGCGTGTACGTGGTAGTGAAGTCTTGTTTTTCACCGTCATAATTAATGTCAGTACCTTCAGGCTTATGTGATGCTAAACCCATACCAGACAGTGATACATCTAGTTCGTACGCCTTATCTGAACCTTTGACCTCAAAGATTTTCGTATATTCCGGTTCGTAGTCCTTGTACTCAATAGTGGCAACAGCGTTGACACCATCTTGTAGTAACCGCGCCTCAGAACCTTGTGTGACTATTCCGCTTGGATTACTCATAATTAGGATACTCCTGCGCCGTGGTCATCTTGGTTTTCGTTGATCGAAACCACCCAAATGGCAAATTCACCCAGTTCGTTGTCTTCCTTACGTGCAAGGTGGTGTAATCGAAGCTGACCATCAGCATCAGCAACCGTGTCACTGTCAATTTCAACACCGGAAATACCGGTAATCGTACTACCTGCAGCGACCACAATATCAACATTTCGACCGGAATCACCAGCAGTCAAAGGGGTGGTATCACCGTCTTCCTGGATTTCATATAGTACATCAGAACCGAACGCCACCATTGCCTTGCGCGATTGTGAGGCGGGTTTGTAGTTGGATTGACTAGATAATGTACCTTCATCGTCAAAATTCGGTACAAATGACACAACAGCACCGATCATTGCCTCACCAGCAGCAGCCTGTTCGACAACAGGGGTTTTACCGTCTGTACCAGTGGTGCCTGCTAGTTTAACGAAATCACCTAGATAAACGGCAGTGGCGTAAGTGTCTAAAAATTCGACTTCACGCAATTTACCGTGATAATCAGAACCATCGGATGTTCCGATAGGGACAGCACCGAATGCTGCATCTGTATTAGCCATTTCTGACCTCCTGAAAAAAATTAATCGTTTGTTTTGCGTACTCTTGACGCTAACAGCGATTTCCTTCTTTCAGGAAGCTGTTGAAATTTGTCGGGACAGTCGCTCTTGCGCAACTGTCACCTATTAACTACAAGTATATCACCGAACCGGGTTAAATCCAGCACTATCAGCACGTGCGGCATATGTGCCTATTTCACCACCACCGGGTAACTTCGCATCCGGGGAATCTGAACTGACCCTACCCATTTTCATAGCGTCGTCAATGTCTTGCTGACGTTTACGCTGTGGTCCTAAGAAATATTTTTCATATTCATCGGTAGGCATATGACACAAATAGTTATATACAGTGTGACCTTCTTCCGATCCGACTGCCTTACGTTCCCATTCACACGTATCGTCGCCATGTAAGGCTTTACTGCGCACACGGTCAGTTCTGGCGGGTACTAGCTGCATCCCCAAGTCCATAGCACGTTCTAGCGTACCGTCGCGATCTGAGAACCACCGGAGTGTATGACCCTGATATTCAGGCAACCGTTGATAATACGACGCATCAAGCACACTGACGCGACCGTAAGCGATGCGGTGTTTTTCATCGTCACTGACTTTGTTGACATCTTCCTGGTGTGCGATCGGTGCACGTACGTCTTTATTTGTCTGCTTACTCATCGGTTATTCTCCCAGTTGCGCTTTCGCAAAATCTTCGGCTGCTTTGGTTTCACCACGTTCGACCAGCGAATCATACATGTCCAGTGCAGGATGTGGGTCATTCGAATTACGTGCATTACCACCTAAATCCTTCAGACGACCACGATAATCCGTCGACTGCCTGCTACTGCTGGCTTTCTTACCGTTATTCGCCGGGGTGGTTTGACGCGTATTACGCTGTGATTTAAACAGGTGTGGGTGAAGCTTATTCGCTTCAGTTTTCGCCATCTTCAGAATACGTGCGATTTGCTGGTCAGACAGTGGTTGCATCATACCGGTTTCAGGGTCACGACGTGCCACACGATCAACCGTATTGTTATAAATCGTCTGCAGATCTTCAGTGTAATCCGCATCGAATCGTGTACTGGTTTTATCGATCAGTGGGTTGTCTTTACGAAACTGCTGAATCAATGGGTTTTCCTGTGGTGCCTGTTGCTGCTGTGCAGGTTTGTTGTCTAAATCCTTCAGCTTTTCCTGTGCATCCAGTGCAGCGTCGACATCACCAGTTTCTTTCGCTTCATTCAATTCAGCGGTCAACTGTGCACGAATTTCATCGGTGCGATGACTTAAAATTTCCTGATTCGTTTCAGTGATAACACGCATCGAATCCTTCAACGATGCAATGTCGTCTTTTAATCCTTTGTTTTCCTGAATACGTTCATACTCCGCTTCATACGCTTTTTTACCCTTGTACAAATCCGGGTCACGACCTTCCGCAATCCATTCATCATACGTTTTATATCCTGGTGGATTATCGTCAGCGTTGTTTTCAGGTGCAGGATCAGGATCAAGATTTTCAGTTTCAATCGGTTCGGGATCATTAGGTAATACCTCGACATGATCGTCATGTACTATTCCATGTTCCTTTTCAACGGCATCCAATGCGGCATCTATGGCATCTTGATCGGTTAGTTGTGCTGCTTCGCTCATTCGGGTTTCCTCATTTTACCAAGTACACTTTCGTCGTTAGTGAAACGAATCATCTGGCCGCTTCCCGGCGGCATTTCTATCTGCACCCCGGCATAACGATCGAATATTAATAAATCACCTTCTTCGATACCCCAAACATCGACACCACCTAAATCACCGGCAAATACATGGTCACCCATACTTAACAAAATACCATAGTGACTACCGCGTGATTCACGTTCTTGTTGATCCTTCGTTTTTGTTGTAAATCCCTTAGACGCCAACGTTTCGAACTGTTCAACTTGTGATTCTTCAAGTCCATCAGTCGCATCGATGGTGTACATCGCTAATCGGTAACCCACAGCTTGCGGTTCACCTTTAGCGATCGTCTTCCTTGCTTCTTCGATCATTTCATCAGTAATTTCGATCACTCTTAGACCTCAATTAATTAATTGTATTCGAGATTCTTCCTTCGATTTCATCTCGAAACCTTCCAATTCAGGAACTATTTCCTTTGGTTCCAATGTGTCCCAATCAGGGTTATACAGCAGCACGTGCAGACAACCGGTATCAATATTTTCCTGTGTCCACAGTGTGACTGTATTCTGTGGTAGTTGTTTTTGCAGTTCTTTGAAAAACGACTTACCGTATTCGACAATCATGTTCGCACTGACATAAATCTGTTTAAGTTTCCTTTCTCGCTTCATCTTCGGTCACCTTCTTCGGTTCTTCGGGTTTAACACTGCCTTCGTATACAGTGCGTTTTATGACTTCATCGCCTATCAGGTAATCACCGACTTTCGGCGAATACTCAATGTTCTGCTCACGTGTATAGTCGTGAGTTTCACCGTTTTCATCAGTCAACGTTAAACTGCCATCGTTACCTGCGTGTGGGTTGATGTGGTGTGGTGCCTGCACCTTAGTAATCTTCAGTGCGCCTTTCTTCTTCGATTTCGGCATTGTCAGGTTCCTCTTCTATTTCCAATAGGCCATAACTTTTACCACTGATATTCACGTGGTTTAAGACTTCAGCCGGGTTAAGTAATAATTCCAGTGTTGCACGTAATTCTAATTCGACACAGGTATTCACGTGGGTTTCTTCGGCTGTGTCAGCACGACAACCACCGTTACCCATCAATTCTTTACTATCGTCGATCATCCAGCGAAGTGCCTGGAAATACGCTTGAGTGGTAGGATTGTGCAGCCATAATTCGAGCTGCGACAAGGTTACTTGCGGATATTGCAGTTCTTCCTGCATAAGATAATCTCCTTCGATTATCGGTCTAACATGTATTGTTCCATCAACTCTGGCACTAGCAGAGCAGCACCGGATGGGTCAGCTACTTCACCGACGCCCAGCAGTAAATCAAGTTTATCAGATGGTTCACCATATGCCCATTTATCTAACACATTTACAGTAGATTCGTAGGGATTGCCTATAGGTGATTCAATACCACGTAAGAAATTCGCAGTTCGTTGTATACGTGGATGTCTAACCGGGGTGATAGTGTCGGTACCGTACATCTGACTGACCAGATCGCCACGACCACGGCGGTTTAATTCAGCAATGATTTTGTCTGTCTGTGCTTGCGACTTCGGTGATGCTAATGCACCTGCACCGAGTATGCTGGTACCTGCTAAACTGGCGAGTATGTCACGACTGGTTTTTTTAGCTGGATCGAATGCTGCGTTGATTGATCTTATTTGACTAGGGTCAGTCAATATAACCTCATTTCCTTTAATTGCATTTTTTGCCGTAGAATGTTTGACAGTACCTTTTCTACTAATTGCGTCAGGTACGATCATAGAATCATATCCTTCTTTAATTAGTGGGTTAACATATCCTTCAGGCAATGGGTGACCCATTGGTACAGGGGATTTGAAAGGGCTTTCATCGACATTGAGTGTACGACCCTTTCTTAAATACACCTTTTGTATGTTTTTATTAAATGGTTGATTTGGCTTTCCATCAACCCACCCTATTTCACCATACCTATCAAGATATCTTGATGCCATTTCAGGCGAATCAGTTGCAGATATTCCACTAATACCTGAGTGTCCTGCAAATTTCCCTGTCTTATCATATGCAGTTTTATCTGATAGTGTTGAAATATAATACGGGTTATCAACATCAAACCCCATCTGTTTAGCACGCTTCATACGACTGGCAACATCCATCGCTAACTTACTACCAACACCGGCTTCAGCTTGTTCCGGTTGCATCGCTGCGATACCGGTACCTGCTATAGTGGGCATGACAGCACCACCCTTC